GTATAACTTCATTAGTCAGTTAAAGACTTTAATCCGACACACGTTGTGTCGTTAAATTGGAATTCTATTTGTATCAAATAGTCTTATTTCCCGTAACCAACGCGAAAATATTAGACGTTTCGTACTAAGTTACATGAATGTGATCTTGCTAGATTATACTGACGACAAAGTCTAGTAATGCTATTCAACCACAAGAGCCCTTTTTAGGGATGGCCTCTTAGCAGCAGCCCTGCAAACTGCCACTCGTCAACCTGCTTAGACTCTATGGGTGTAGAGTCAACATTTCTTCGGAAGTGCAAGCTTGTAAATCCACCTGCTTCAATCGAAACATACTCAACCCCCTCAATGGCTAGTGAGGAAGACAATCTCAACGTAATGTCTTCTGAAGCCACAAAGAACGTTGACGACCGGATTGAAGAGACCGCGTTCAATGATGCAGCAATTGTATCGAACGCGGAATCTTCCGCACCCAGTACAAGGATCGACCGATTTGACGAACTTTCATCCATCATTGCCTTCCTAAAGCGCCCCACGCTTCTTTGGCAATCTAGATTGGATTCCTCTTCACCTTCCCTCGTTCCTGTTTCAGTTGTTTCTCAATCGTCTTACACAATTACTCAAACTCCCGTCAAAACTTTTACTTTTCCTTATGATCTTATGGTCTTAGGAAACAAATTCGACAAGATACGGAATTTTGAGTGGTTTAAAGCAGACGTTCGACTTCGCATTCTGATCAACGCAAATCCTTTCATTGCAGGACGTCTATGGATAACCTACTCCCCAATTGATACATCGCCTAACACCGCCACGCTCCGTGACTATGCTCGCATAGATCGCAAAGGCCGAGTTGGCGTAACTTCTTATCCTGGAGTAGAATTAGACTTACAGACAAATACTGCAGCTGAACTCGTTGTTCCATGGATCGCTGAAGCCGATGCAGAAAGAGCATCTCTTGAAACTCAGAAATTATACCGAGTTGATATTTGGATGTTGACCCCCCTTGTGGTGGCCGACAATGCCCTCAAAATTCCAATTCAAGTATATGCTTCTTTCGAGAATATTCAGCTGAAATTCCCCACCCCTATTACTTATCCGAACACTTCTTCTTACAAAAGAGCACATCTTCAAGCGAAAACTGAAGCCAAAGGTCCTATCCAGGAAATTGCCTCCGGCATCTCCCAAGCTGCTGGATCTTTGACAAATGTCCCGCTCGTGGGTGAATTTGCACAACCCGTTCAATGGGTCTCGAATATTGTTGGAAAAGTTGCTTCGATCTTTGGTTGGTCTCGACCAATAGATGGATCCCATGCAACAGCTTTCTCACATGTTCCTGGCCGAGGAATGGCACAGTTCAAATCTAAAGACTCAGGTGTGGTTCTAGGAATGTGCAATGACAACACCATTGCAGAAGAAGAACAGAATTTTGTGTCCAACGTGGATGAAATGGAAATTTCTCATATTTGTTCACGTCCAGGTTTAGTGGACGTGATCGATTGGCCCGTCACCGCAGATTACAATACAGTTTTAGGCACGTACAGCGCTTCCCGCGACGTGCAAGGCCCGAACCGCAAAATTATCCAAGGTCCCACCAACGAGCCCACTCTTGTTACAGATCATTGTTTGAGTGAGTTTGTTCTCCAAAATTTCCATATGTACCGCGCAGATTGGACTTATCGTATTTCTTTGGTTAAAACAGCTTTTCATGTAGGTCGCTTTGAAGTTTTCTTCGTACCCAACCGTCGTGATTTGAATCTGCCCCAATTGCAAGAACTTGACACAACAAACTGTTATAGGCAAATTTTCGATATCACCGAGCAGAATGAGATGTCGTTTGAAATCCCCTTCGTACATAAATATGTCATGATGGGTGAGAAACTCTCAAACCTCACTTCTCCCAATCCACAGCAACTCGCTATTCCACCAACGATTGGAACTCTCGTGATTCGTGTGGTCTCACCACTCTCCTGCCCCGACACTGTTGCTCAGAGTATCAAAATTCTGGTGTGGAAGTTTGCAAGCAACGTCGCAGTTGCTTATCCTACTCCTAGGACTCATATTCCAGCCACAGAACTCACGACCCCGACTTACAAAAGCGCTGTGTTACAGATCAACGTAACCAATGAACCAAAAGGTACGAAATATCTGGTTTTTGATGATGAAAATAGCATTGGTGATAATCTCAACTCAACCAAAATTGTCGCTGGTGAAATGTGTACTAATTTGCGTGAGGCAACTCGCGCTTATCGTATACACAAAACTGGCATCAAGAAAATAGATCAGACAACAAAACAAAATATCTGTCCCAACGTTATTGATTGGCGCACTGGAGGCTACCTCACAGTGTGTTCTTATATCTACTACTTCTTCCGAGGTGGTATAGGATTTAAAATCCTAGATAAAGCTGGCACAGGTCTCAAAACTTATTTGTCAATTCTAGATTCAGAAACAAATGTTGAAGACGACTCCAATTGCCCTTTTCATTACACTCCACCAAATAATCCATTGCATGAAGTTTCTGTTCCATTTTATTCCCAAACAAGAAGACAAGTGTGTTCAAAAGTAATCCTCAAGGCGAATGGTGAAGAACTTTTCGAATCCCATCTGGATCCTGAATTACCTTACGTTCGAGTAAAATCGCTCCAAGACGTTGAAATTGCTGATAACACAGCAGATTTGTACGTCGGAGCTAAAGACGATCTCACGTTTGGTTTCATGATCGGTCCTCCTGTGTTCGCAAAGATTCTGAAACCCCCACCCCAACCATAAATCCCTTCACCGGGTCTGTATCGCAATAACCACTTCAGATGCCGATACTGGAATGAATGAATGTATGAATGTGTGTGTGGTCCCTTCAGGACAACCGCTTCCGCCAGAAAAGTGAAAACTCACGGTCAAGTTTGAACCACGAGTCGAGTAACTGGACTTAGGAAAGCGTCTCCGCCAATTCGGAATAGGCACCCGACGTGTGAAGTCTCTACGTTAGTGAGACCCTTACAGGCAAAGGAAGAGCTTACCCTGTATTGTAAATTGCTCGCGTTACGACACCCACCCATGGTATCACAAAGCAAACAACAAACAACCCCCTCAGAAGACAGGTACGTCAAATACCTGAAGAAGGTCGCCGATGCACGAAAGTACAAGAGCGCTGTTCTCCAGATGTTCGCGTCAGCGAAAAAGACGTCCAAGAACATTGAACAAATGACCTCCGAGATGGCAGGAGCAGTGCCCAACATTGCTGCTGCTGCCGACAAGATCTCTGTTGCCGCAACAGAGTCAGTGGAAGTCCTACACAATGTAGGAGACGTTGCAAAACGAGCTTCAACCGTGCTGACACAAATCGAGTCAGCATTTTCCCCCGTCAAGATTCTGTGGGGAAAGATCGATTTGGTCCCAACCATGCTCAAGATCGCAAGAATTTTTGCGAATCTCGCTATGGCTCGCCGTAGTTGCATGATTGCTTCTTTGTTGCTCAATGTTTGCGTCGAATTTGGATCGGAAGTGGTCTCAATGATCAAGAATTGGTTGTTCTCACCTGAGGACGTCCAACTTCACCCCCGATACAAATACGTCGCAAAACGAGCAAAACTGCAAGGAATGCAGTTGGATGACCTCACGATTTTCGCCCAGGTGCAAAACTGGTTGGCAGATCATTCGACCATCACGGTCTCTGCGCTCGCAGTCACCATTTTTGGTGTTCTGCAGTTCAGTCTTGGATTGCCAACAGTGAAAGACCCTCAAGCGATGTTGAAGTTCTTTGGTGAACGCAGCCGACACATGAAGAGCATCGTCGACTTTGCCAAAAGTTCGTGGAATATCTTCACGGACGTAGCAGAGTGGATGATTGGCCAGGTTTTTCCTGGCATGCTGAAGAACGGACTCGATGACTACCTCATTGGCTACAGTGCGTGGTCAAAAGAGGTGCTCAACCTCGTCAACCCTGAAAACCCAGTGTGTGAAAGAGTGAAGACTGAGAAACGTCTTGTTTACACCATTTCCCCATTGTACAAGAAAGGAATGGAATACTCAGCCAATCTCAATGCACTGAAAATCAAGGACGACTTGAGAGATCACTTCCAAAAGACTTTCGCGCTGTGCACCTCCTTCTTGAAGGAGGCTGACCACAGTGGAGCCCTTGGAAACCGACCGCGTGTGAAGCCATATATGATTCACCTTTTTGGTGAGTCAGGTGTGGGAAAATCTGGAATGCTCTGGGCGTTGTGCTCAGACCTGAACGCCGCTTTGTGTGACAACATCCTTCAAGCAAAGGACATTGCTTCGGAAACGTATTTCCGGAGTGCGGAACAGG